AGCGCTTTAACCTGCGCTTTGAGTTCTTCATCACCTTCAAACTTAGGGTGATTGAAGGCATTCGGCTTAATTTTGACAATATCACCGACTAAATAACCACCATTGGTATATCTGGTTATAGTACCTTCGTATAATTTAAGAAACTTTTTCTTCACAAAAATATTTATCCTTTTGGTTCTGGTTTTACACTGATAAATACTTAATAATGGCAAACATTAATATTACATCACTTGGACGAATTTATGATGCGGGTAAGGGTACAATCTTTAAAGACATGCACCTAGACCTGCAATTCGGAGAGCCCGCTGGACCTACTTACTTTGTCACTAATGCGACAAATGACTGTATTGCTGATTATGATCTACAAGCTATAACAAACTCCCTCTTGAATATTTTTAATACAAGCCCAGGTGAAAAGATATTAAACCCTAAATTTGGTTCAGGGTTACAGCAGTATCTCTTTTTACCTATTAATAATGATAATGGAACGTTAGTCGGCGATACTGTTTTACAAAATATTCAAAGATTTGAGCCAAGAGTAAGAGTGAATACTGTTAACGTATATACAGACTTCGATAATAACCAGTATGTCATTGATATAACAATCACTATACCAGCTCTTAAAAACTCGACTGCACAACTAGCAGGCACCTTAAGTAATTCAGGGTTTACCTTTAACTAATAATGGCTACAGACAATACATTTAAATTAACTAACACGAGCTATGCCGCGTTTGACGCGACAAGCTTGAAGAATCTCATTATTGATCGTCTAAACAACACTAATGTCTTTACAGATCAAAATTACGAAGGTAGTAATATTAACGGGATTATTGATATTGTTGCATACTCATACCATACCTTACTTTTTTACCTAAATCAAACATCGAGCGAAAGTATATACTCACAAGCAACTCTTAATGAGAATATAAACAAGATAGTTAGACTGTTAAATTATAATCCTATCGGGTATCAGAGCGCTACGTTAAATTTTAACGCTGTTGCAAATAGTAACTTAGCTGCAGGTACATATACAATTCCGAGATATTCGTTTTTTCCTGTAGAGGGTTCTATATACTCATTTAACCAAGACGTTACCTTTACTAAGACAACAACAGGTGTTGAGACGTTACAAACCTTTTCAGATAGTACTCTGCTGTACCAGGGTACATATGTTGAGTATCCTTCGTATGCAGCAACAGGAGAGCCATACGAAGTGTTGACCATCGTTGCTCAAGATACTAACGGAAACAATATTCAAATTGACCATTTTAATATAGATGTTTATGTAAAGGATAATACACAAGCTAACCCGGTGTATGTTCAATATAGTCCAACAGATTCTTTATTCTTAAACGACTTTAATAGTAAAGTATATCAGATCCGATTAAATGAAAATGGTCGGTACGAGGTTAAGTTTGGTAACAATACATTCGGTAAGCAGTTAAATGCAGGGGATGAAGTAGCAATATATTATCTTAGAACAAGCGGAGCTGCAGGTCAAGTTGGAATAGGCGCAATAGACGGTAATACGCTTGCTCTATATAATTCCACACGATACTCAAATATATTAGCTAATACTCTACCTACAAGCTTTGTTACTATAACTACAGATAATAGTTCCACTCTACAGTTTTCAAACGTATCACCGTCTACTACATTTCAAGAAGCTGAAGGCGTAGAGAGTATAAGACAGAATGCACTTAATACTTATAAAACTCAATTTAGATTATCTACTACTACAGATATTGAGACGTTCGTTAATAAAAATTTTAGTAATATTATATGTAGTACGAAAGCTGTTAATAATAAAGACTATATCGACGGACACTTAAAGTATTATTTCGATCTCGGAGTAGAAAAACCGTCAATGACGAGTAGATTAATGCTAAATCAAGTTAAGTTTAGTTCTAGTTGTAATTTTAACAATATATACGTTTACGCTGTACCGAAAATAAACAATGTAACATCTCTTACTACTCGTTTAAGCTATTTAAATACAGCTCAGAAGCAATTTATAATTGATAAATTATCACCCTATAAAATAAGCACATCTGAAATTGTAGTTACAGACCCCGTTTATATTGAAACAGGGTTCGGCTTAGCTAACGCGGGCGAGGCGTTAACTGCCTCCATAGCTGATGAAACTTATTTCGAGGTAGTGGTAAGCGGAGCTTTAAAGCGAAACTTTAGCTTTATACAATCTCAGGTTGCTCAAATTTTTATAAACTTTTTCCTCTCTACAAATAACAATTTAGGAGTACTGGTAGATCTTGGTAATTTATCCGCGCAAATATTAGCTATTGAAGGTGTTGTTAATTTTAGAACTGTTAGAAAAAGCAATACTATCACAGTAGAGTATTCTGGGATAAGCTTTTTAATGTATAATCCTGTTTATCCTGATACGGATATTGCAATCGTGCAGCAGAACATACAATTACCCTACTATAAGTTTCCTTATCTAGCAAATTCTAACGACTTTACTAATAAAATAGTATTAGTATCACAATGAATAGTACCTACGTAGACATTTTAACTTTAAATTATAGAGGGGTATTATCTCTCTCAGGGTATACACTACCGGGCTGTAATTTTACATTTATACCAAGCCCAGCCACAGCAAGTGATACTCTATCGCTGCAAAATGTTGTATGGGATTTCGGGGACGGCACTACGTCGAATAGCATTACTGCAACTCATAGTTACTCGCTGCCTGGGTTATATAGTATTACGTTAATCGCATATGATCAGCAAGGACAGCCTGTGATTAATACATATAATCCACAGATAACTGCCTATGATTTTATAAATGATAAATTGAATGTGGACGATTCAACACCTTATCAGACCTATGTAAATATTAAGGCAGGACAATACCATGGGTTAATTTTATATAGACAGAACTCTTGGCGCTCTGTACCTTCAATTAATGGTGATGACTTTACTGTGACAATGTATGCATCAGGGTCACTCGACCCGTTAATAGATATAGATACATATTACTCGAGTCAATGGTCTCATTTAGTACAAAATAGTAAGTTTCTCGATAGAAGAGTTGCTGGTTATTCCTACGAATATATACCTGTAAGTGCAATAGCTACATCTTCAACATCTATCTACGTAAATGCAGATAGTACAGGAGAATATAAGCAATGTCTGTCTACGGATACTAACGCCATATATGCAGGTAGCTCAGGTTATGCAACGCCTTATTTTACTAGCGATCAACCTAAAAATTATACTCTGTCAGGTGAATCACCTCTTATTCTTTTCTTTACATTAAATAATCTCAAGCTATCAGATTCTTTTACTGTAAACAAAGATCTTGCGAATATACAAGGTGCGAACTATTTAAATCAGAATCCAACTGTTATTCCGCAAGTTTATATAAGATATAATCCTGCAGCAAGCATAAATTTTACCACTAATGGTATATGTACTCAAGGTGACGCTACACTATCTACTTTTAATATACCTAATATCAGTTGGCAGTATACACAGATTCCGTTCATTGCGAGATTAGTAGACACGAATAATTTTACTACTAAATTTTATCCTAACCTTACAGCCTGTAACTTCGGATCAAATTACGTTATAAGCTTAAGCGCAATATCAAATAATCAACGGGTACCGGGTACATTTTACTCTGCATTTACGTCTGCCGCTCCTATGGACATAGGAGGATATTTTAAGGGATATTTTATACCTTCTGTAACCGCAACCAACGTACAGTTTGCAGCGAGCGTTAAGGTTAGTGACCCATCATATTATAATTCAGATCAATCAATTACTGTATCATCTACCACTCGTACTATAACAGGAACCAGTAATAACTTTAACATACTATCATCAAGTGGTGTCTATAACATCACTAAAGTAAATGAAGATTTCGACTTTGGTGACTATATCGGTAGCTTGAGATATTCAGATTATCAATATAATTACACTGAATTTTTTAATAAATTTATTTCTACTTTTACAGGTACCGCGAATAGTAAGCCATATGAACTCGGCAAAACAATTTACGAAAAAATAGCGAACTTTACAGATAATAACTCTAACGTCGATACGGCTAATTTACAAGCACTCATATCAATGTGCAATGAAGTCGGATTCGATCTCGAGAGTGTTAATTACGAATACCCTGCTCAGTTAAAACGTATAGTGGATATTTTAAGTATTAAACACAAAAAATTGTTTGGTGATAAAAATAGCTTTAATACTGATTTTAATAACAATTATAGTTCGAGTTCCACTTTTGCAAAAAACTTAGGTACTCGAATCGATATTTTATCAGGTACATTTCCTGTAAGCGCAGGCGTTGTTGCATATGAAAAGTTTAGTGGTATCTACACTCTACTATATACTGCGCAAATAAGTGGTAAATCGCTCACATCTGTACTTCCGCTTTCGACATACAATCTATCATGGGGATGGCCGTTAAATGCACCTACTTCTCTGACAGGTACGTCTATTGGTAGTTACTACACATTTTATAATTTTATACCTACCGTAGCAAATGATATTGTCGATTCTGTTATAAACTGGACTGATCCAACTATGACATTAAGTTATAGTAATAGTTCTTATTCCAATTGGGCAGCAGATGATGGAATAATGGACAATATTATAAATTATGAATTTGTTAAAGGTCTACGTCTATTTACTAGCGCCGCTAATATTACATATAATAACTAAATATTAATGTAACATGCAAGCTGGTATAACTAATTCTGCAGCTAATCTTATAGGGGAGTTGCAAATAAGCAATTCTATAACAGTCAATAGCGCTAACCCAAACGCTATCGACCAAGATGCTCCGTTGTCATTCCTTGATTGGATAAAGTACTTTACCGGTGTACAATCTGACCCACGTATTCTTTTACAGAATTACAAGCAGTATATTATAAGCTGGCAGCAAGTTAGTCAGGGTACAACTACCGACTACATACAGTCTTTATATAAATCTCTACTTCAAAATATAGCTGTAAATTTCTTAACCCAAGAGGAACGGAGATTCGTAGATAATGCAGATTATTCAGATCCTACACAGGTAGCAGCAATAGTGCCTATGTTTGTGCGTAAAATTAAAGATATCTGCCTTTATTACGCATCTGTAAGAGAAGAAGTCAAATCTACACCATACAAGTATAATCTCAAAACATCTAATTACGCTTTACAAAAATCAATATTAGAGACGATCAACAATAGCTTTCTAGACCCTGAAATTAATAAACTATTTATTGAAGAGGGTATCACTCAAGATAGTATTAAGCAAACACTATCTATTTCTTTTGACGAGCTATACGATACAGAAACTAATTATTATGATATAAATTCTACGTTACCCGCATCTGCGTACGATGCTACAGGTGACAGATTAGCATATTTCGGTAGTAATGAGTACGATCTTGAACCTGAGTTGTTTATAGATTTCGATGTTAGTATAGTAAAGCAAATCCAACAATACCCTGTTATACTTGATACGATAGGATCTAATTTTGCTGTTAATTTTCCTGTTACAAGTAACGATTTACAATTTCTTAAAGACCAAGATTTCACTAATTTAGTTAACACTCTCGATGTTAATAATTTAAATATTAACAATTTAAAACAAGCTCTCGAGACGTTTTCGGGTACCACGTTTTATTATCTATCTACTAATAGTCAAACGCAGTTTAACTATGGTTTGTTATTTGAGGCTAATGCTTTCAGTAACTACTTAAATAGACGGTTTCCAACCATAGCTCAGGTTGACAGCGATAAGCTCGAAAATATACAAAGCATAGGTGGGTTTTTTAAGCCTGAAAAAACAGGCATTCAAAACTTCCAAGCTTTTAATATTAATGGATCAATTCAAAAATTATCTGCGGATACTGTCTATATATTCCCAGATCCAAATATATATGGTAACATAACCGGGTTAAGTAGATCGTCTTTTGATAATCCGTTTAGCTATAATGAGGATGTTACTGCATTTAAAAATAGCTCTACAAACACCGCTGGGTTCGGCTACGCATTAACGGATTTTATATCAAAGTTTAAAGGGTATCAATCTAGATCTGAATCATTAAACTATGATCCTACCGGTGTATCTAGAGCATCTGATAGTTACGATTACTTTAAAGGACCTAAAAAAACAATTTGGGGTAATGATGACGTTTTTCCACGAACGGCTACAAATTATTTCCCTATCCAAGATAGAACAGATTATTTATTATATACAAATAATTTAACGCAGGTACAGCTTAAGCATGACTTAAATGGTAATAGCTTTGCATTATATAAGGAAGTATACGCTGCAAAGGATCCGGCTGCTATACGTCTGAATGCACAGGGCGGTGCTATATACTGCGAAGAGTTTGACTGTAGTCAATTTCTTACTGCATCTGGCGGTACTTGGAATTTACCAGCCTCAGGGGTACTTACTCTCGATACCGGGTCCGGGTCATTTGGTTATACATCATCATATACTGCAGTAACGGCCTTGGATAGTAGCGTATTTACAGGTAGCACTCTGCTATCCAGTAGTTACGGAGTTAGTGGTGTGTATGTCGATCAGGTAGTATCAGTAACAAATTACGGGTATGTAACAGGTTTCAATGCAACATTATCAAGTGCTTTTACCCCGTATTTTATTAATACACAGTGGCAATATAATTTACAATCTGTTCTATTTTACCCTGAGCTTGATTTTTGCAAAACTGATCCGATCTACGTATTTAATAGAGTGGATGACAGTCAGGCGTTTGAAGCGCCTACAGCCTTAACCTTACTATTTCCATACATTAATTTTATAGACTACGCATACCCTAATTCATATGTATCAGATACCATCTATGCAATTGTAT